GTTAGTTTATGTCATTCCCTCCAGACGCGCAATCCTTTGATGCCATCTTCGATGGTCACCTTGGTTAGAACTTTGATCTTCAGTCGCCGACAAACTCGGGCTAACTCCTTCCGTGCTGCCTCGTGGTCAATGCAGGGTACAAAAAAGGAGTAGCCGCGTCGGAACTTGGCCCAGTTAATTCGGTACGTCACCGTCTCGATCTGCATCGGCTTCGGGCTCCACAGGGACGAGGTTGTCAAAGTTCTTCGTGTTGAAGTGCAGGGCGCGCACGGCGGGGGAGTTCATCTTCATGCCCTTGGACATGCGCTTGTTGATGGTGTCGATGAAGATACCCTCGTTGTGCAGTTGCTTGAGCGCATCGCGGTAGTGGATTTGGTACTTGACGCAGTACTCTTTGAACGCCTTGGCTGTGACGAACAGGTCGCAGGTATCGGGCTCGAAGCGCAGCAACAACTCACCCTTGGGCTCGGCCAGCGGCAGGGCTTCCATGTTTGTGCGTGCGTCTGCAACACCGTTGACCACCAGAGCGTTGACCATGTGGCTGTTGATGAAGTCGCCGAGCATAGACACAGGGCTGCTCTGGGGTGGGGTCACCTCTTCACGCATCTCGCCGAGCATGCCGATCAACCAGTCGTAGACAGCCTTCATGTCGTAGTCGTGCAAGCCGAGGCTCTTGGCAATCAAACCACCGGCGATATTGCAAGCGGCGATAGCTGACCAGAAGCGTTCCCGTGCGGTGAACTGCACCTGCTTGTCGATCTTGGCTTGGATTTGGCGCAACAGGCCGACGGCTTCTTCCAAATTGTTGACGAGCCACTCGGCATAAATGTCACCAGCGTGCCCGTAGTTCTCCATCATTTGGTGGTCGAACATCTGCTTGCCCTCTTCCACGCTGATAGCTAAGCTGGGCTCAATCTTGTACTCAAGCAGACGCATGGATTCGCCGTCGGGTGAGTTCTTTGCTGAGCCGAGTTTCTCGTAGAAGCTGGCGTTGGATGAGGCCAAGGTCATGTTGTTCCACTTGGTGTGGTTGGCACGCAGCTCGTTGCTGTGCGACTTGACTCGGTCTTTGCCCCGCCCTTGGGAGATGCTGTACGCCAAGTCTGAGAACTCCATGGCGCTCGTGTTTGTGATCTCGTCGATTGTGTTGGGTAGGTTGTTGTGGATGCCGAGGCGCATCATCTTGGCGTTGAGCGTGTCCTTCCACATGGACGACAACTCTTTGGGGTGGCCCCATACGCTGTTACACATAAACAACGCTGTCGACTTACCCGAGCCTGACGACTTGTGGATGACGTTGATGATCGCGCCACTCAAGCCAGTGAACTTCAACAGAGGCGAACCAAACGCTGTCAGTGCGGCAAACGCATTGGGCTCCAGACCCTCACGGGCGTACATGTTGAACACTTCTTTCCACTTATCGAACGAGCCGGTCGGCACCATCTTCTCGGCGAAGGACTGCGTGTGGCTTGAGGGTGGGCTGTAAAACACCCCGTCTTTTGTAATCTCTCGGTCGCCGACAATGAACTTGCTGTCGTTGTCTACCCATCCAAATTGTGTTCTCATAGTTTCTGCCTTCCTCACATATTGCAGGTTTTTCATAAAAGCCACCACGAAGATCGCCAGTAGCTCGTATTGTTTTTGTGTTGCCAACACACCATGGTGTGACAGTTGTTTGCGCAGTTCGTCCTTTGCAGCAATCGCCGTTGCCGGAATTGCAAACTCCTTGACCCCGTCGTGCGGCAGGTGCAGTCTGAACAACGCAATCTCACCCAGCTCGGGGTCTTTCATGCGCTTGACCACATACAGGTCATGCTCGTACACCAACGCTGGTTCGTCTTCGTCGCTCTCTGACTTGCGCCAGATACCACCTTTGGCGCCGCGAAAAAAAGGAAACGGATACTCTGGAATACGGTAGCTTGTGGCTATCTCTTCTATCTCTTCCCCCGCTACCTGCATCTCCACCACGTACTCACCGTCTTCCACCTCAGCTTGGGCAATCTCGATGCCGAGCACGATGGGCGACTTGATCTTGCCTTTGTGTTGGCAGCCAGCACACCCGCTTGGGTTCAGCTTCTCGAACGTGGCACAGTGGTGTGGCCCCGCGCTTGCAATCAGCTCGGCTACCTTCTTATCAACCTCGGCTGGGTTGTAGTTCGGGTGCTGGCTCGACATCATGTGCGTCGCTTTGTCTTTGTCCACGCAGAACGCAGCAATCGACAGGGCTGAACGCCACAGGGGTTCCTCGATAGAGTCTTGGTTTTGGTAGCAGTAGTTGAGTTGCTGGCAACCGTTCTCTGCCTTAATCATGATGTTCTTGAACCGCTTCACCTTGTTTTGCATCAAGGCTTCCATCATTGGGCTGATGGTCGGCAAGAAATCAGGCAGCTCATCGACTGGGTCGGGCGCGCCGAGTAGCTCTTTCCACTGGTCGTAGGTCAGGACTTGCGTGTGCTCGTTGAGCACAGTCACTTCCATCGGTTCTTCTTTTTTGAAGTTGTATGTTCCGGGCACTCGCAATACGCGAGAAGCTTCAAACACGGAGGCGTCAACAATCAACCCGTTTTCAACGCACAACTCACGCAGTCGGCTCGACAGCGGTTGCCAATCACGCCGATCAATGGTCGCATCCAACAGCCAGTATGCGTGCACACCGTAGCCAGAACTAACCAAGATGGGGCGGGGCAGACCCGCAGCTTTGCAAAATGTTTTTAGCGCGTCTAGGCCTAGTTGCTGTGTCAGGTATCCAGCAATCTTGCCTTTTTCATCGGGAACTCCCTTGGCCGGGCCACAGTCAATGTCCATCCACAGTGCTTTGAAGAACTGTGCGTTGTCGTGCTTACGGTTGTTAAGTGGGCCGAACTTGGCGCACCCGAAATACACGTCAAACTTGTTGGCAACTAAGTGCTCGATTTGGGCTTGTGCTTCTTCTCTTGTGTCGTAAAACTTTTGGTCCGGATACTTTCCATAGCCAAACACGCAGTACCGTCCCTCGGGGGGCAGCACGGTGTCGAGTAAGTCAAAGTTGGACATGTCTGTTTCTTTTGGAGACGGCAAAGCAGGGGGCCGAAGCCCCCGTCAATGCACGGATTTATTTTCGTTTCTTGAGGCGAGGAATCAGACGCTCGATCTGTTCGCTGTGTGTCCGGCTCGGGGTAGTGCTACCCCAGAACCAGTTGTAAATTGTTGCCCGACTAACATCCATTCTTCGAGCAATAACGTCCACAGGAATATCGAGTTCGATGCACTTGCGCCCAAGGACTACGCCCCATGACTTGTCATCAGCCGCTTTGTTGGCCTCGACGAGTCGGTGGCTGTATCCGTAGCTCATGCTTACTCCTCGTCAGACCAAGCTTTGACCACGTCGTCCAAACCCTTCTTGGCGGTTGGAGTTGGCTTCTCAGCTTTAGTGCTTTCGCGCTTGGTCGGCTCGGCCACTGCTTCTTCCGCTTTGGGTGCGGCAGCAGGTGCAGCGAGTGCTTGTTGTTTACCAGCCATGTCAGCTTGGTATGGGGTCATGGTCACCAGCTTCTGTGTCTCTGGCTTCTTAGCGGCTTCGCTTGTCACTGCGTACTCTTGCTTGTTGATGAAGCGCGCAGGTGTAAACAAAACAGACTGGTTGTCATTGTTCTCGTTGAAGCTCAATGTGGTCACCACATAGTCCAAGCTCTTACCGTTGTTGGCCAAGTACTTGGTGTAGTTTTCAAAGGTGTGCGAGTTGTCGCCGACGCCTTCACCGAACAATGACTTCGATGCCAAGTTCAACTGATAGACTTCGCCTTCCAAAGAAGTACCAAAATCTTCCACCAAGTTCACAGCGATGCGGCGTGAGTAGCGGCAAGCCTTCGATGTACCTTGGCCAGAGCCTTTGATGTTTTGTGCGCATGTGTCGCAACGGCTAGCTTGGGGTGAAGCAGCTCCAGCATCAGGGGCAATACCGTCGTTCGAGAAGCAGTCAGGTGCGCTTGGGTCGGCATCAGGTGTCCATGCCTTCGCGTAGAAGATACGACCGACTTTGGGTGATGCGTTCACAATCACCACATCGAGGTTGCCCTTAACTTTACCCATCTCTTCGCCGCCGACCATCTTACGGAAGATGCCGTTCTTAGGCACGATGCGCTTGGCACCAGTCTTGCCAGCGAGGGCTTTGGTTAATTCACTGACGCCAGCAGTTTGCAGGAAGTCGGGCAGGTCTTGGTTCAAAAGTGCAATGTTACTCATTTAGTTTCTCCGGTTTATTTAGCACGTCTAACGACGATGGTGTACTCGTTTTCAACATTCAAGCCCATGGGCATGACGTCGGGGTTCTCGTGAAGGAAGTCCTTCATGTTGGTCTGGTGCAGTCGCTTCTCAAGCAAGCCGAACGCGTCGTGCTCTTTGATGAAGCGGTACATAGAATCCCAATCGCCCGTCCAGTACTTTGACTTGACCGAACGAATGATCGTCCCATGTGGGGTTTTGATGCTGTCGGCGCCGAGCTCTTTGCATGATTCCAGCATTTGCTCTGCAAGCATCTTCTGTTGCTCTTCGAGGTCTTTGTCTTCGTTCTCAAACTCGCGCTTGAGTTCCGAGCGTTTGTCTCGAATCTTCAGATAAATCGACGTCAGCCGATCTAGGTCTGGCCGTTCGGCCACTTCATTTTCTTCACTCATCTAACTCTCCGTTGGTTAAAGGGAAACCGACTATATCACAACTTTAGACATTGTCAACATCTACAGAAGAAATTTCTTGTCGGTACAAATCAATGATTTGTTGGTGGTTGGATACGTTCCCCCGAAGCATCGCGTAGGCGCGGCGTTCGGTTTGGCTCCCACAGATGTGCACGATGGTCATGGGGTTGACCTGACCGGGACGGTCAATGCGTGCGTTAGCCTGAAGATAAGTCTCCACGCTGGTACAGGGAGCGTACCAAATGATTGTGTCGGCGGCAGTAAGGGTAAGCCCATGTGATGCCGCTTGTGGTTGAATGATGAGAACCTTTGTTGTCGGTTGCGTCTGGAAGTTGGTAACAATGTCGGTCCTGCGGTTGACAGGCACTTCACCGTTAATAACGTCACACGATATGCCATGCTTGAGCAGGTGGTTCTTGAGCATCTCGATTGTGTGCGTGAACGGCACGAACACCAGCACTTTGTTACTGCACTCGTCGATGACTTCTTGTACCACGCTCATGCGGTTGGACACATCAAACTCCAGCACCTCACCGCTGTCGGTGTAGACCGAGCCGCAAGAAATCTGTAAGAGTTTGTTGATCTTCACCGCCGCGTTTACCGCCGATACTTCTTCGCCGACGGCCTCGATCAGCATCTCCTTCTTGAGAATGGCGTAGTACTTAGACTGCTGTGGGGTCAACGGTGCGTCACGGTCAACGAACGTCAACGGGGGCAAGTCAAGACACTGCTTCTTCTCAAAGCGAATGGCTGGTTGCAAGATGGTGTGCACAGTGGCTTTGGCGGTCGGCTTCGGAATCCATTTGAACTTGGTGATCTGCGCCATAACCTGATCGCGGAACTGCCCGTAGAACATCGGCACTCCCTTGGGGTTGATGAGCTTGGCCAAGCCGTAGGCATCCAGTGGTGATTG